CGGAAGAAGATATAAACTTAACTAGCTTAAATGGTGTTATTAGGATAAACTCAGCTACTACGACAACTGAAACTTCATTTTCTCAGCAATCTTTAATTACAAAAAAGTATTTTGATGATAATTCCTCTAGTATAGTAAAACCTACAACAAACGCTATTGCAGCTGGATTAAATGCTGGTGCAGCAGGTCAGGGTAATGATTGCATATCTTTAGGAACAACTGCCGGCGAGAATAATCAGAGCTCGAATTGTGTAGCTGTCGGAAATCAAGCGGGCAGGAACACACAAGCGGTTAGAGCAGTAGCGGTTGGTATGCTTGCTGGATATTCTTTTCAACAAAATAGCGCTGTAGCAATTGGTGCAGATGCTGGAAGGATCACACAGGGTCATAGTTCGGTGGCTATTGGACTGGGCGCTGGATTTTCATCTCAGTCGTCTACAGCTGTAGCTGTCGGTGTTAATGCGGGCAGTGCCAACCAGGGGCAGAAGTGTGTTGCTGTGGGGGGATCTGCCGGGTATAGTAATCAGGGTCAAGGTGCTATTGCTATAGGAGAAGGATCTGGAAGGACCACACAAGGGAATTTTTGTGTTGCTATAGGACACAGAGCCGGGGATAACTATCAACACCAACACACAATTGTGTTGAATGCTAGTGGGGGTATTTTTGACACAACGCATGAACAAGCTTTCTTTGTTAAACCAATTCGGGCAGAAGTCGCTAAGAATGCTATGTATTATGATTCCACTACAGGTGAAATTACGTATGTCAATTCTTCTATCAAATTCAAAAACAATGTAATTAATCTACAACAAGACACTACAAAAGTATATGATTTACAACCTAGAGAATACAATTATATTAAAGAACCACAAACAGAGACAAAGGCAGTAACTTCTATTGGCTTCATTGCCGAGGAAGTGAATTTGATTGACCCATTTATGAGTGTTGTCATTGATGGTGAACCGGCTAACATTGATTGGAATGTTATTACTACGTATTTAGTTGCAGAAATAAAGAAATTAAACGAACGAGTAAAAGTATTAGAAAATAAATAAATTAATATATTTAGTATAATATAAAAGATGAATACGAATGTATAGATTGTAGTTGTCTTAAACATTCTTTAATGATAAAAGTTTGAATTTTCATTTGACTCATCAGCCAAACAAATCTTTTGAACTATATTAATATCCACCAGTTCATTTAGTATAAATTATATGTATTAAGAGTCTAATTCAGTCGTTCCTATGTGGAGAGAAAATAATAGTTAAATATATTTAAATTGTTTTGTATGTGATACAATGATTGATACATAATTTATAGTATTAATAACTGATAGTATAAATTATTAGTTATTTATGGTAAATTCATATGTTAATATGTATTTTTATTTTTGTATATGAATTTATAAATAAAAGTATTTATATTAATCGAATTTAGATAAATTAAAAGATGGCGTACACATTTTTATTGTAAAGTATTATTTTATGTATTTTATATAAAATATGTTTAACGATATAAATAAAAGTATTACATATTTTGTATTGGGATGTATTCCTATTAGAATAGTATTTGTTTTAATATTAAAATACGTAAATAAAGATTACCTTCCTTATCTGAGTATTCCTCTTTTTTCAATATCTTTTGGATTTCTTTATTTATACTTTAAAAATCTACGATTAAATGCGCCAGAAGCAGGTGGAAAAACTTGGTGGTCTAATTTGAGGCTAATACATGGAGCATTGTATTTAGCGGCTTCTATATATGCTTTTCAGAAGAAAGATATATCTTGGATCCCATTAGCAATTGATGTTATTTTTGGCATTGTTTCTTTTTTAATTCATCATAAAATTATCTAAAACTAATTATTTCAAATAATATTTTATTAAATGTTTTAAAAGTATGTAGATTTTAAGAATCGTAATGATAGTCTATCAAAATTATTTTAGAATATGTGAAAATTTAAGGATAATTTTTGTATAATGTTTTAGATATTAATGATTATAGATCATAAAGTTTTATTAAAATATAATTTAGATCTGTATATTTAGGAAATATTTGATTGTATGAGTGAATTAAAAATGTTTAAAATAATTAAAGTATATAAAAGAAGTAATATTTATAATAAAATATATATATTATAAATGTCAATATCATATTCGGGATTAACAAACTATGGAAAATCAACTCTTCCATCCGTCGAGGGAGGGTTGGGATCAATGAATATTCTGAGGGATCCTCCTAAGAGTATTATGACTCGTAGAATTAACAAAGTTGGCGAAACTAGTAGTATAACTGCTATGGTCGATGATTCTGGCGATCGTGCGTGCGAAGCGATAACACGTTTCGCCAGAGGAGTGAATCCTATGGTTTCTGTATCTTATGGCAATGAAGGTAATGGTTCTATGGGAGGCAATCCGACTGCAAATAGTGGTAATACTGCTGCCAAGTTGCCTTATCGTATTATGGATGCTGGTGCGTTTCGACCGCCTCTTATGAAGCCTATTAATTTGTTGCCATTATCGAGGTTGCCTCGTAATGCTACTAGTGTTAGTTCTTCTAAGGATTTTCCTGATTATATGAAGAAAGCTATGTGTCCTCAATCAGCCGAAAAAACAGTTGGTGTAAAAAACAAGATATTGAAAACTAGTATTCGACCTACTGCTAGATATCAAATAGAGACTCCAATACAAGAGAATTTCGAGGTCAAATATGTGATTCAAAATCCTATAAAGATAGGTGCCGATAGCGGTATTAGAACTCGTGATTTAACTACTCAGAATGTTCAAAATCCAAAGAAAGAGATAAGTATGGATATAATGAATATTTCTACTAATTCTAGTGTTGGAACTAATAGTCGTGTTATAGATAATGAATTGTATCGAGATATGGATACTGATAGGTATATGCAAGATCCATTGCATAGTAATGTAGATAGTAAAATGTCACGAGATATATTAAAGTTTTCCGATAATAATAATGTCGAATCGGGACGATATATGCAGAATCCATTGCATAGTAATGTAGATAGTAAAATGTCACGAGATATATTAAAGTTTTCCGATAACAATAATGTTGAGTCTGATAGGTATATGCAAGATCCATTGCATAGTAATGTAGATAGTAAAATGTCACGAGATATATTAAAGTTTTCCGATAATAATAATGTCGAGTCTGGTCGGTATATGCAAGATGTATTGAATAGTAATGTCCGGACTAATTTGACAGGTGATACTTTTAGGTTTATCGATAGTCATGAGTTAGACACTGGTAGGTATTTACAGAAAACTAATCATAGTAATGTGATGAGCAAAGTTTCCCAAAATATTCATGTAACTGCTATCGAGGATATTATGGATATTAATATTAAAGTTAAAGATAATATAAAAATTGATTATACGGCTCCAATAAGTGGTAATACTAAGGATGAATATATTCATGGTGATATTGAATTGGAAAGATCTATGCCTGTTACACACGGAAGTACAAATATAAATAAAAATATTTATCATAATCCGAGCCAAAATGATCAATATCAAATGAAATTACATAGTCGAAGGCCTGTTACAGAAATATATTCTAACCATGGAAGTATTCAGAATCAGCGTCAGGGTGATACAAATCGCGGGTATAATCTCAAGCCTACTATTAGTGCTGGTGGGTATGAGGGTCGCGGGCAAAAGCCATCAACTGCACGTATAACTCGTATCGACGAAGGTATGGAGTCTAGGCAAATGGAGATATCTAGAAAGGTAAATGAGTCTATGCAGGGTAGGTATAAATATTGAGCGTCTGTGGAGGGTTTTATATTTTATAAATAATTATATTGTAATTGCTATTTATTATTATAAGTTCTACAAATAAATGTCAGATAACAATAACATAATTAATGATGAAGAACTTAAACAAGAAGTTAATTACGATTATATTCCAAGAATTCCACAGCCGAAGAGTATGCGTATAAATTTGTATCCTCATCAGTTGGCAAGTGTGTATAATATGGAACAATTAGAAATATTTAAACAAGTCGAGGTTACCGAGAATATAATAATCGATACAAATATAGGTATAAATGCTGACAAGACTGGATACGGTAAAACTTGTAGTATGATTGCTTTAATATTACGTGATAGTATGGAATGGGATGAAGATCCTTATGTTTTCGAGTCTGTAAAGATACAGGCTGGTGGAAGAATAAAAAAGAGATCAATATATAAGTATCAAAAAGTTGGCACAACATTAATATTGGCTGGACAGTCTATTATTCATCAGTGGGAAAACGAGTTTAAATATACTGATTTGTCGGTTGCAGTTGTTACATCTCGAAAGTGTGCTGATACTGTGGAGATTGGTGATTATGATGTTATTATTGTCGCTCCAGGAATGTATAATAAGTTGATGATGGCTAATTCAAATATAGCATGGAAAAGGTTTATATTTGATGAACCTGGTCATGTAAAAGTTCCATCTATGAAAAAGATCATAGCTGGATTTTCGTGGTTTGTAACCGCTACACCTTATTCTATAAATTGGCAACATGGAGAGTGTCGTACAAGTTTTATGTATGAGATATTTAGTAATAGAGCAAATGGTTGGCGCGATTTTCAAAATGACTTCGGTCCGTTTATTCAAATTAGCGATGAGGGTTTTATTAATAATTCTTATAGTATGCCAATTTCTCAGCATATATACCATAAATGTTATAATCCTATCTTTTCTACATTAAATGGCTTAACATCAGTTGCAGTTTTAGATATGATTCGATCTGGTGATATACAAGAAGCTGTTAGAGTTCTTGGCGGTAAATCTACCGATAATATAACTGAATTAGTTTTAAAAAAGAAAAATGATGAGTTGAAAGAGATAGATACGGAGATAAAAATATGTAATATAAGGTGTGATGAAATTAAAAAAGTATATTGGGACGATAAAAAGTCTAAGGTTCTGAATGAGATAGTAGAGTTACAGAATAGATATAAAGAAGTTTTGGAGGGTAATTGTAATATATGTATGGAGCCAATGATTAATCCAGTATTAGAACCAAATTGTCAGAATGTATTTTGTGGGGCTTGTTTATTGACTTGGTTAAGAACTAAGCAGAATTGTCCGTTGTGTCGGCATGTAGTTGATCCTACAAAGTTAATTATTGAACAAGATAAAAATATTTCAATGAACAGTAAAAATGAAAGTAAAATGATTGTAAATATAACAAAAGAGAATAAAATAGCTGAGATATTGAATGATAATCCCCAAGACAAAGTCATAATATTTTCAGATCGTGATTATTCTTTTACTTCTATAAGAAATATATTAAATGAAAACGAAATAAAATTTAGCGAAGTAAAAGGAAGTGTAAAAACAAGAGAAAGATTACTGAAAAGATTTAGAGAAGGTGATACACAAGTTATATTTTTAAATTCCCAAAATAATAGTTCTGGAATAAATTTAGTCGAAACAGATTCTATTATAGTTTATCATGAGATGAGCGCATCTAATTTAACACAGATTATTGGTCGAGCGAATAGATTGGGTAGAAAAATACCCTTAAAAGTTCATCATCTAACATTATAAAATTATCAAGTAGGTCGAAAACCTTTTTTTACAAATTGAATACAGGTTGAATATATAGTCTTAAATATTATAAAGAATTATAATATTTTTTTTTTAAAAATATTGTTATAATATAAATGGCTGTAAAATATACATCTTCAGAATTGAAGAACCTACCAGATAAACAAGCAAAGAGAATTAGAAAATCTAGATCTGCCGTAAGAAAAAAATCATGTAAAGGAAACAAAGTTCGTTCTCCTAGAACAGGAAGATGTCGATCTCCTGAAGGAGTGACCCGTAGTGCACGCCGTATTCGTAGAAAAATTGCCGCAGGAAGTTTGTATCGACCACGTCGCTCTGATGCTCGTAAGTTGACTTCTACTAAAAAGAAAAGTCGGGCACGTCGTTATAGAAAAGCTATAGCTGTCAGTCGCGGTCGTAAATCTATGGGATCTGCTTATAAACGTCGATCTTCAATTAGAAAGATGTCTGGACCCGAAAGAAAAGCTAGAAAGAATATGCTCGCTAACCGTCGTTATAAATCTAAGAAAGTTTAATTAATTATTTTTGTGATAAATTTTATATTATTAAATATAAAATATGATAGTTGAGTATATATTTTAAGAAGTATGTATATAATATAAAAGAAATGGAGATTTATAAATGTGATAAAAGATGTTGCACAATCAAAGTATATAGTTACAAAAAAAAACTTTATAGACATAGAAGACCAAATTATCTTAAAGCTGGTGTTTTTATATATGATCCTTGCACAAACCGTGTATTATTAGTCCAATCAAGAGGATCTTTATGGGGTTGCCCAAAAGGAACTCTAAATATTGGAGAGTCTCCAATAAAAGGAGCAGTACGTGAAGTTATGGAAGAAACAGGTATAGATTTATCTGGTGTTACTTTTATAGATCTTATAAATATAAAAAACAGATCTATATATTATTATTTAGAAATGAAAGTATGTGATGTAGAAATACAGATATGTAATTCTGACGAAATTAATGACGCTAATGGAATTTCTTGGATAAAACTTGACTGCTTAGAAAAATTCATTTTAGATGGTAACATAGTTCTTTCTCATTATACAAAAATAGTATTTAAAAAATTTTTAAACAAGGTATTTCAAAAGTCGGAATACAAAAAAATAACTTATAAAAAAAATAAAAGTCAAGTATATTAATATTCTTTGTATATTACTATACTTGATGTTATTAACAACACTATAGAAATTACTAAAGATACAGTAGATATTAATTTACCGTTTTTAGTATAATTTTTGGATATATTACATGCTTCTTCAAGCATTGTATCGGTTTTATACTTTTTAGATGTATATTCTAACCGTGTAAAATTACATAGTGACCAAGATGAAGATATTACTAGAAGTATTGATGAAATTAATAATATAATAGATATAAACTTCATTTATTTATATAAATATAATTATGTTTTTCGAGTATGAAAAATAATATATAGTACAAAAATAATTATCATAAATATAATTAGTATAGCCACTGTCTCAGGTAACCCTATTCCGTTGATTGTTCGTGGAACATATTCAATTCTATTATTAAACATTTTTGGTTGAATTTCTTCTACATCGTTTTTAATTTGTATATCATCAATCTTTATTTCTTGGTCTTTAATAGATTTATCTACATCTTCAATATTTCTTTTATCATCATCTTCGATATATGTTATCGTAACAGTTCCCTTGTTATTTTCTTTAGGATATGTATACCATGGAGCAAATACTACGATAGAGTAATATTTTGTTTGATCGTAAAAATTTGGTCTATAATTTGGAACAAGAGAACTTTTAGTTATTAAACCTCTAAATTTTTTGTTATCGTATATGGTACCAGTATTATTCATACTAACATAAAAAACCTTCTTTTTTTCTACAAATTCTAAGGATAATGCATCATGTGGTTTGATGTAAATCATTGGCAATGGATCAACTGAATTTTTGAACAATACCGGATTTAAACTTTGGATATTATACTGCATAATTGTTTTATTATTGGGAAATAATAATAAAATTAGTATAATTTAAAGATGAGGTTTTTGTAATTAAACAATGAGTAATATACAAGGAGAAGTTCTCGAACACAAAGCACTTAACCAAGAAATAAAAAAGCAGTTGGGCGTTTTAAGAACATTACGTAAAAATATTTCAGATACGGAATCTCGAATAGATGAGTATTTAGAAAGCAAAGATCTTCCAGGAGTAAAATACAAGGGGTATGCTGTAATGCGTAATCCAAATCCTAAAAGACGAATAAAAAAGAAAAAAGAACAGTTAACTGATTCTATCAGTGTATTAGAAAAATACGATATACATAATCCACAAGATGTATTAAAAGAAATAATGGAAGCTAGAAAAGGATCGCCTACTCGTAATAGTAAATTAATATCAAAAAAATATAAACAGAATTCATAAATAGTTTGTAAAAGCGGATGATTTTATTTTATTTGTTTAAAAGCTATTACATCTTTTTAATAATTCATATACTATGTATACATACATAGTATATTTATATAATAAATTTCTATAATAAATTTCTATAACATATACATTTATTATAGAAATTTATTTTAAAAATGAAATATAATAACTAGAATACTATAATAAATAAATATGACTACAACATCAAAATTCAAAATAAATAAATTATATTCAGATTATTTCTTATCTATACAGGAATGTCAAGAATCTTTTAATATACAAAAAAAACATGGGTTTCATACAAATCCTAGATATAAAAATTACAACCAGCGACACTTTACAGCCGGAGACATCGATCAGTTCGATGAATATCGAGATACAACTAATGGTCAAATGTGTATGCCTATTATATGTCTTGAAAAGAATATATTTAATAATATTAATTTTAATGAAATGATTATGTGGGAAAAGTATAAAGATCTGCAATCAACTGATGTATTAAATACGTTCAATTATATGTTTCATAAATTTAAGAAAGGAATATTTATAAAAATTCAAAGCAATAAACTCAAGGTGTTTTTACCATTTAGCAAAAAAAATTATTTGAACGAATGGGCAAACAGAATAAACATTGGACCACAATATGAAAAGTATTTTAATAATATCAAACAAAATATACATAGCAAAGGAGATTATAGTACAAGACTTTTGTTAGGACTTCTATGGTATCAGAATCATATGAGTGGTATAACAGGTAAAAAATATAATTTTCGGGCTGATTATATTGAAAAAAATATATTTAAATGGTATGCAAATGACTGTATTGTCAGGTGGGATACAGATGAAGGCGACACGAATGTTTCTGTTATAAGTGATATGTTCCATACACTATGTAAAGATAGAACAGTTCCAGATATTGAATTGTTTATTAATCGCCGCGATTTTCCTATGATTAAAAAAAATGGCACGGAAGCATACGAACATCTTTTTGGTAAAAATACACCACTATTATCTCATAATTATCAAAAATATATTCCGATATTATCTATGGTAACTAGAAAAGAATATGCGGATATACCAATACCAACAGGTGATGACTGGAAAAGAATATCAAGTAATGAGACGCCTCCAAAATATTTTCCTCAAAAAAAATGCGGTTTAGTATCTCAAGATTTTGACACACCTTGGGATCAAAAAAAATCAACTGCTGTTTTTCGTGGTTCGTCTACTGGTTGTGGAGTTGATACAGAAACCAATACGCGTTTAAAACTTGCTGAAATATCAGTACTTGGGTTACAAGATAATGATATACCATATTTAGATGCCGGTATTACTGATTTTAATGCACGACTTCGTAAGATTGATAAACCAACAGATAATTTCCAAACTTTAAATATTCCTGAATTGCGAAAAAAAAATATAAATAAAGTAGAATTTTTATCGACAGAAAAACAAGCAGAATACAAGTATATTGTCAACGTCGACGGGCACGTTTCTGCATTCAGACTATCATTAGAGTTAAATACTGGATCCTGTATTTTATTAGTTAAATCTAAGTACGAAATGTGGTTTCATAATATGCTAGAACCAAACATTCATTATATTCCAGTAAAAGAGGATTTGTCTGATCTTATTGATACTATTAAGTGGTGTCGGGCAAACGATGAAAAATGTTCTACTATAGCTTCTAACGCACGTATTTTTTACCAAAAATATTTACAAAAAGATGGTATATTAGATTATCTTCAACAACTTATTATAAATATTAAAAAACAAACAGGCATATACTTATACAACGTTGTAACACCACTACAATTACAATTAGAACAAGAATTAAAATCATTAACTTTATATTATCCACTTGATCATCCACAAAACAACATCATAAACGTCAAAAATTTTCCGAAGTTAGAACAACTAGAATGTCACAGTGTCCTTGAGGGTGTTAATTGGGTTATTAATACATTTATTAATGATTTTTTCAAGCACGCTAAATTTTTAAAAAGAATATTTCAAAATAAAACAGGAAGTTTAGTAGATGAATATTCTATTGGCGAAGGTTTATTTGTTGTTAAAACAACTTCCAATCAAAAAAAAGTATTAGAGAATTCACATGAAACTTTTTTGGGAACAAAATGTCTAAATTATCTAAGAAAACAAATACCAAATTTTATGTATGTATATGGACATTTTATAACAGATAATAAAAAATCACACGTTATAACAGAAAAATTAAATGGAGTTTCTTTCGATAAATATATATTGAATCTGGACAATGAAAATAAACAACAATCAAACCCACTAAAAAGATTCTCTGTAAAGAATTACTTATTTATCTTGATGCAAATATCCCTATCATTACAAGTAGCACAACATAATTGTGGCTTTATTCACTGGGATCTTGCTCCTTGGAATATTGTAATTGTGCATTTAGACAACCCAAAAGAATATTCTTACTTGCTAGGAGCCAACAAAGTAGTTAAAATAATGACTTCTATTGTTCCAGTAATAATAGATTATGGTAAATCTCATGTTATTTATAAAAATATCCATCATGGTTTTATCAAAATGTATACTACTAGTAAATTTCAGGATGTTTACGCTTTATTAATAACATCTTTAGCTACAATTTTCCCATTACAAAAACAAAAATATGTTATTAAATGCCCAAATCTCTCTTATAACGAAATTCGAGAATTGTTATATTTAGCAAAATTTTTTATTAGTGAAAATACATTACAAAACGAATATACTTTTAAATTATTTTTAGATAATCAGAAAAATTATGAACAATTAACTAATACTAATAAAGGAACTCTAGAAAATATATCACCTTATAATCTTTTTTTATATATACAAGAACACTTTCAAAACAAATATAGATTACAAACCAAAATAGTAAACGGATATACTAGCATAAATACTGGAAACTCTCGTCAAATATTTGACTATATAATAGCATCAGACGATACCAACAGACTTAAATCATTCTCTAATTTTTACAATAGAATTTTAAATTGTAATTTGCCTATACCTTCGAATTTACTAACTGTTTACTATATAAAACAGCAAATGATGATAGCTGTTATGTCAGTTTATAAATTACATGCAGAATATATGAGAAAAAATGGATACAAAGAAAATATTATAAATCAGCAGAAAAAAATAGCACTCGAAGCAAGAAATAAAGTAGAATCTACATATACACTTTTAGAAAAAAAAATATCCGTAAAGTCTATTAAATATAATGTTCATAGTTTTAATAACATTGAATTTACAGAACAAGACTTTTCAAATCCTACTATAATACTTATGAAAATAAACCAGCCAGCTGTAAATATCGGAGATTTAATTCAACATAAAGAAATAATAGAGCAAACTATTTCTTATACTGGAGTAGGAGAAATGCCATTACAAATAAAAAACTTTTATTTAAATAATCTTGAAGAAATATTACGAATGAATAGCTTAGATATGAAAGTATCAGTTGCTAATTTAACTACTTTATACTATACTGCCCATCAATTATACACATTAAATATAAAAGAATATGAAAAAAAATATACAAAAGAAATAATAGAAAATAATAGTAATTGTCAAGATATTAAAAGAAAATATATTGAAGTTTATAAAATAATTAATAAAATAATAAATAAATAATAATAAAAATAATATATCCTTGTATTAAAATAAAATGAACAACAACTTCTTTTTCACATTAGTTGGATTAACTATTGCCGTATTCGCTATATGTAACGTCAATATTTCTAAATCTAACGAAGGCTTTATAAACGTTCAAAGAATAGCACATAAAACTCTAGAGGTTAAACCGAAATCCGCACCTGCTTATACACTCAGAAACAATAATATGTCTACCGGAGGAGGAAACGCAAAATTTGTATCATATCCGTCTTTTCAAACATCAATTTCGCCAAGATTTAATTCTACAGGCATAGGAGCAAATATTAGATATAACACTCCAGATCTAAAGTATATGGCAGCACCTAAACATCCAGTACCACACAAAGAAATGGTATCTGAAAATTACCAAGAAGACTACAGATCATGTAATAAAAATGGTTCTGGATCATATAGCGGAGAAGCTCCTCAAATGCCACAAAATTACTCATCTGGTAACTACAAAAAAGAATTAGCCAGTCTTTATGCGACTGATGGTAATCCTCAAGAAGTTATAACCGACGGAACTTTTCCTATAGGTGATATGCAAACTATAGACGCATCTGGTAATATCACAGAACCAGTAGTCATGGAAAGATTGATGTTTGCCAATGCAAAAAGTCATCTCCATGCTCAAGGAGACTTCATCAGAGGAGATCTAGCCATAGCACCATGTAACACTGGATGGTTTCAAGTATCTGTAATTCCAGCTAGAGATCTTAATAGAGGAGCTATGAATGTTCTAGGTGGTATAAATAACGAGACTTCTCAAGCCACAGCAGCTCTCGTGTATGATAACTCAGGTAACACTCAATCTATATTTGGAGGTGTTGATATGTCTAATCAATTCGCTACTATGGTTGGTTCTCAAGTATCGGGAGGTCCAGTTACCGCAACTTCTTTTCCTTAAATATAACAAAACTTATTATTATTCTTATCTAAGAATAATAAATTCAAAACTTTATTTACTACACGTATGAGTACCTAAATCATTAGATTGTGTAATATTATAACCCAAGATATTAATAGCATCATAAATGTCGTCAGACATAAGAGTTTTAGTTTGATGTTCTGAATTAACAATCAAAGCAGCATTTAAAACCTCTTTTAATTTTAAATTAATAAGTTGTCGAATAACCACAAAACAATCTTCAGATACACTTTTTACACCTGCTTTCCTAGCAACTCGTGTAATGCTGGGTCTAGTAATTGTTTCCATATTTATGTATTTATCGTTATAATCAATGTTTTAAATATCATTATTACAATAAGAATAGTCATAATAGTCAATACTCTATTTAAAAGATAACTAGATCTAAAATAAAAACAATATGGATAAAATAGCACAAACTACAAAAACTATTCAAAAAAAAAAGAAAACACGTTTTTTTGAAACGTATATCAGCAAAGTTTTAAAACAACTATCTGATACACGTGGTATAACTGCAAATGCTAAACAACAACTTAACAGTGCTTTATGCATTATATCTAAACAAATCTCTATAAGAACAATTAATCTAACAGAAATAGCAAAAAAGAAAACAATCTCTTCGAAAGAAGTAGAAAACTCAATTAAATTAATAATGAGTGGAGACTTGCTAAAATACTCTATAGAAGAAGGAAAAAAATCAATTTTAAAATTCCAAAGCGAAGATATAAAAGGTAGTAGTCGACAAGGAAAAGCAGGTATATTATTCCCACCTTCGATATCGGAAAAATTCCTACGTAACTTTGGTTACTCTAAAATTATGGTAACCAGTTCCGCACCAGTATTTTTAGCATCAACTCTTGAATATATTACAGCAGAAATTTTATCACTTGCGATCGAAAGAGCAACGACATCAAAAAGAATTCGTATTACGATCAGAGATTTACAATTAGCTATAGAAACAGATACAGAAATTAATAAACTATTTCAAACTCTAAATATTAAATTTTTAGGAGGGGGTGTATTACCATTTATTCATAATTCATTACAAACCAAAAAAACTAGACGAAAAAAGAAAATACAAAACACAGAAATACAAAACACAGAAATAAAAAAAACACATCGATTTAGACCCGGAACAGTAGCAATCAGAGAAATTAAAAAATATCAAAAAATGAGTAACTGCTTAACATTCGCAAAATTTCCTTTCGAAAGACTTGTTAGAAGCATAATCAGTCAATCAAATTCTAATATGAAAATATCTAAAGACGTCTTCATAATACTACAATATTTTATAGAACAATATATTGTAAATTTCTTACATAAAGCAAATTTGGCAGCCATTCACACAGGAAGAGTTAAATTAATGGCATCCGATATAAAATTTATATGTAGCATCACTAAAGAAACATATATAAATACATATATCAAAGAACACACAGATATAGAAATTATAGATCAATCTAAAAACATATATAACGAAAGAAAAAATAATTTACAAAACAACGACGAAACACATAATCAAGACGAACAAGATTCTAAACAAGAAACAGATAATAAAACATATGATCATAATGATCATAATGATCATGATGAAGATGATCATTATGATCATTATGATGATGATGAAGATGATGAAGAAGATGAAGAAGAAGAAGATGAAGAAGAAGAAGATGATGATGATCAACACGAAGGAGATGAAGAAAATGAAGAAAATGAAGAAAATGATGAAAACTATGAAAGTCAAGATGATGAAGATAGTGTTGAAGAAGAAGATGTGTGATAGACTATAATTCATTATTTATATACTAACTTAAAAAACATATTTAGTATATAAAAATGTTAGAAGACAGCGAAAATAATTCCATTTCTATCGAATATCCCGAAGAATGTAAAAAATTAAAATCTAATAACACTTTAGATATTCCTGAAGATGACAAATATGTTATTTTTATGGAAACTAGCGGAGAAGAAGTTGAAAGTTGGTATTGTTTTATAAAATATAAAGGAAATGAAGAAAATTTAAAATATTTATATGACCAATTAGAATCAATTGATTGGTATATTTTAGATGAGTTAAGTACATTTGATCTAGATTTGGAAAATTTTGTATGTTCGCGAACAGCTAAAGAAATGACTACTATTGACCTAAATCATTATTCATGTCATAGAAAATTTGATGGCAAATTACAAAAAATTAATCTATGCATTAAATCTAATAATGAAAAAAATATGATGAAAGCTTTTGATATTCTTGGCTATGGACAGATAGAAGATTTTATAGACAACGAAGACATCAATGAAAGTGAATCATCTACTTCAAATGACGAAGAATCTTCACACTCTGAAGATTCTGAAGATTCTGAAGATTCTGAAGAAAAAAAGATGTGCGCGTCTGATACTATGGAGAAGAAAAAACGAGAGAAAGGTATTCCAAAAGAATTGTTGGAAAGTAAATTACCAAGATTTGCTAAGTCTAAAAGAAATCATAAAAAAAAACGTAAATAATTAATACATATATCTATACACCTACATATCTAGGAAGTATAACTCCAATTCCACCATATTCGCCTATATCCCATTTTTGGTCTCCTATACTCATAACTATATCAAATCCTTTATCGACTGCGCATTTTCTAGACAATTTCTTGTAAATAAAAGAATCATATCTGTCTAGAGGAAGAAAAAACAATAACCTGTAATCACATATCATATTATTCAAGAGTTGTTTTTGAGTTGCTTTCACATTTTCAGAAAATCCTGGTCGAGATGTAATAATAATTGGTGTTAATCCAATCATTTTAGAATAATTATAAACTAATATTATTTGAGTTATAGGTTTTCCAATTCTATCTAACAATGTTTCATCAATGTCAAAAACAATAGCAGAATTGGAACTTAATTTCAACCTATCCAGCCTGCGAATAATATCTTTAGAAATTTCTGTTAATGCATTTGACCATTCCTTATAGTCATTCATCTTTATTATTATTTATAATTAATTTCTTAATATAAATAATTCATTTAAATATTTATTTTAATATTGGTCTTTGTAATATATCTTCAAATTCTTTTTCTATATTATCATAACTTTTATCGTCATTAATTATATTATATTTAACGATTTCATCTTTTGTCTCATCTCTAGATACAAATTTCTTCAAATGGCAAGGAATATCATTCATACCTATATAAAATCCACTCATAGATCTTAAACACGAACCGCAACTTTGACTACATATATTACACTCGTATCCGCAATAACAACATATACCTGTTTCTTGATCTTTCTCTTGTTCACTCTGTTTATTTAATTCATAAAAAATATCTATATCGCTATAATCATCGATATCATCAATCACATCATTATTTTTATCAGTATAATATTCGCCTGTCTTATTATAATTATCGATATCATCAATCACATCATTATTTTTATCAGTATAATATTCGCCTGTCTTATTATAATTATCGATATCATCTTTCTTAACTAACATATTTTGGAAGTAATACATATCAAGCTCAGATTTTTCCGTGCTGGTTAATTTTTCTTTACTTTTTTTTTCAAGCAGTTGTTTCATTTCAGAGTATGTTAATTCTTTAATATCTGTTTTTTTATACTCATAATCCGAAATGTTGTTCATATTTATTTTAATATCAAATATATATATATAATTTCATTTTATTTTTAATAATATTATAATACAAACTAAAAATGAAATTGTGAAAATTAGCAATATTAATCCTATATACTTGGGTTTTATTTTTCTAAATATATAATGTGTAGAATACTTATAATCGATATTCTCTTGCTGATCTATTAAATATTTTTTATTCTCAGAATTAATTATATTTAACAAATTCGGGGTTGAATTATCGTCTTTCGATAGCGGGTCAGTAACAGTAGGATTACTTAAAATTTCACATTTCTCTAAAGTGTATCCACTTGGAGACGGTATACATCTTCCTTGATTTGGTTTAAAAGTATATATTGGATTTCTATATTTATCAATTTTAAAATCGCGCTCGACATTACTAGAAATTTGATTAAATACTGGATTATTATCTTTATTAGCAATATCAGGTAATACATAAATAGGAGATAATAAATCCTCTTCCCATTTTTCACCTGGAGGATCGTTTATATAAGATAAATGCATACTACTACCATTTGTATATATGTAAAACGGAACTGTATATGGTACTCTTTGACCCCAAACAATCATATACACACAATCATTATATAATTTATACATATCAGACACAACAGAAATAGATATACTATTATAAGGAAAAGCAATAGATACTTTTATACATATCAGTATAGTACCCACAGGTATAGGCCTCATCATTGGATTAATAGCATAAAAAGACCCATTATAATTGTAAGATGACATATCTTTATGTAACTTACATTCCGGTCTTTTATTACCATCTTTTATCAAAATAGTGCGTGAAACACTAATCAAATCAGTATAAGTATTTTTGCTTTGAAAATTATACAAACAATACTTCTGAATAAATACTGACTTTAGTTGATTAACTGTATAATTTTGGGTCATTTATAATACATTAGTATTATAAATATTGCTTTAATTATACTTCTCCAAATATATTTTAAATTCTAAAAAATTATAAGATTTATTAACATTAGTTCATTTAAACAAAATCTGAGTATTCCATAATAAGTTGAATAGAATTTGGATCTAAAGTTTTTGGAAATTTCTTATAGCATAATCTACATAATATATTATCTTCTTCTCTAGACCCACATAAATTACATTTCACACATTTGAAACACATTTGAAACATATGTTTCTCATGACAATGGTATATTTTTTTTTTACATTTATGACAATTTTTTTTCATTAAATACTTCGGATACTCATTATAACATATATTACATCTTTCTGATCTTTCCGTTTTTTTACTCAAATACTTTGCTAGAGTTTTGGTTGACATTTAAAAAAATAAATAAACTTTTATTTATTTTTCATTTTCATTTATTACTTAAGTTATAATAATAACTTATATATACTTTACTTTATCCTTTTCTATTACTCTACAAAAAATAACTATTTACTTCATAATCTGATCTTTACTCATTATCAACTCAATACAGATTTTGTCATGCCACACTATACACAAAAACCACTAATAAGACATATCTTTCAATTCCTTTACAGTCTTAACATGAACGACAATCACACATAATTTTATGTTTACTCATCATCCATTCTATTAATACTGATTTTGACATACTACTATATCAAACAATCCCATTTGTACGACATATATCTTTCAATTCTTTTACTGTAAAAACACTGAGACTAATTTTAGTATATTTAGGTTTTTTAATATCGTCTTTGGAAATAGGTATGATTAGTTTATTTACAAGTTTTGATTTTTTAATATCAACCGCTGTAATTACTTTATTCAAAATTTTTGGTTGTAAATAGAATAGATATTCTGATTTATATCCAAAATCATCCCAAATATATTCTTCCTCAATGTCTAATTCTAAATATGTTTTTAGTTTTTCAAGTAATATATCTTTATTACTTTCTTTAGAATCAGGGTTATATCTTATAAAAATACATGGTAATCCTAATTTAGCAATAATATTATACATTCTTTGTTTATCGCATTTATAGTCGGCACCTCTATGTCTGTGTTCATCAACTTCTACAATTAAATGATAAAAACCACAATCAAATCTAATATCTGGAAACAAATGTCCATTTGAGTTTTTTTTATCATCTTTTGTACATTCGGAACCAACAGATTCATTGTGAATAAAGTCATAATCTGGTAATTTTTCTCTTAAATATTTAACTATAGAGTATTCTTTAGATTTTTGGTAAAGTAATTTTTTTACTTTAGTATCACATGTGACTTTGCATAGTTTTCCATTAGTTTTCCACACTGTACATGATGGACACATATTGCATTTGGGACAACCTTGTTTTCTATGTATATGTTTTCCAGAGTATATACTAAATTCACCATGCTTTTTACATATAATAGTAACTTTTTCTTTGCTATTTTTATAATTTACTTTAGAATAATTATATATATCACCATGAATATCAATTGCTTTTTTAATAAAAAGTGTACTATCCATAAATTTATTAGCACATTTACCACAACCATATCCATTTATATGTGCCTGTGGTAGTTGCTCAAATTTACCATGATCATCGATTGGGCATATAATACTAACCTTTTTTATAGCTTTTTCATATATGCTTTTTGAATAATCATATTTATTACCATGAATATAAATTGCTTTTTCAATCCATTCACTTTGTGAGTAATTATGTTTACCGCTACACTTACGACATCCATAACTATTTAGGTGTGAATGAGGAAGCTGTTCAAATTCACCATGTTTATTGATTGGACATATAATAATAACTTTCTTATTAAGTGTTTCATATATGCTTTTTGAATAATCATATCTATTACCATGAACTTCTACTGCTTTTTCTACCCACTCCTGTGTTGTTAAAGAATAATTACCATTACATTTTGAACAACCATTTCCTATCATATGTTTTTCAGGAGATTGTTTAAATTCACCATGTTCTCTACATATAATACTAACTTTTTCTTTTTGATTTTTATATACAGTTTTTGAATAGCAAAATCTTTCACCATATTTTATTATTGCTTTTTCTATAAATTCTTTATTAGTTGGGATATTATTTGTACATTTTTTACATCCATTTCCTGATAAATGCTGACGCGGTTCTTGTATAAATTCACCATGTTTTTTACATATAATAGTAACCTTTTCTTTTGACCTGATATATACAGTTTTTGAATAATCATATTTATTACCATGTTTTTGTAATGATTTTTGTATAAATTCGCATGGTGTATATATATGATTACCCGAACACTTAGAGCATCCTTTACTTAATAAATGCATATGGGGGGTTTGTTTAAATTCACCATGTTTTTTACATATAATAGTAACTTTTTTGTCTGACAATATATATACCGTTTTTGAATAATCATATTTATTATCATGTATTTCTAATGATTTTTGTATAAATTTTTCTGTATTACTTCTTAGATTATTTCCTACTATTGATCTTGAACAATTTTTACATCCACTACTATTTAAATGTGTTCGAGAAAGCTGTTTGAATTCACCATGAACCTTACATACTATAATAACATTTGTTCTGCTATTTTTATAGTCAACTTTTGAATAGTCATATTTATCACCATGAACTTTAATAGAATCTTGAATAAACTCTTCTGTCGTTTTCTTTTTGGGCATTTAATTTATGTATATTATTTATAGAGTTATCTTTAAATTTATTTTAGTTGTTTACATGTTCGTCATTTGACTTTGATTATTAAGTTATATATATTTCAATTTAATAAAAAATATTAACATAAGAGGAAATAAATGAGTTGTTTATTTGATTCTTTATCATATTTTTTATCTAACACATCTTCTCGACAATTACGAAATATTATATGCAATTATTTGCTATCTAACCCAACTATATTAGATGATATTCGAGTAAATGAAATCACAGAATTGGATCATACTAATATAACCCAATATGTTCAACATATGAGAAATGATGATACATGGGGATCTTCACTAGAAATAAAAGCATTTAGCGATCTTTTTAAAATTCAAGTTAATGTACATATTAATAATAGAGTAGTTGAATTTAAACCAAAAACGAACCACATTACAGTGATAAATATAAAGTATACAGGAAGAAATCATTATACACCTATTTGATATTTGTTTTTATTATATCTAGATTTAATGTATTTGACCGTATTTTTGGATCTATACTAGTAACGAACCTATTCCCATATACACCCAGCTTATCATACCATTCTTGTTCGACTTGGCATGTATAATGACGACCTGTATACATTATACTAGACTTACATTCAATTTGTTCTTTTAGTTTAATCTTACACATATTAGATTCTAATTTAGACATTTTATTATTTACTTATTTATTTAAATAAGTAAATAATATATAAAACTCTTGATATATAGTTTACTTGCAATATATCAATAACTGTTTACTTCATAATCTGATCTTTAGTCATCATCCACTCAATTAATACAGATTTTGTCATACCACTATATCCACCAACACCGCTAGTACGACATATATCTTTCAATTCCTTTACCGTTTTAATACTAAAAATAGTCTTATTATATTTTGTAGTTTTAACTTCGACAATTGGAACAACAATCAGATTATTTTTCACTTCATCGATAATTAGAGGTTTGATAATTGGTTTGGACTTCCTCAATATTTTTTTAACGACTTTTTCAACCGGATTACTTTTCACCTCATCACTAATTACAGGTTTAGGTTTCCTCAATAATTTTTTAACTACTTTGCCAACCAGAATACCAACCTGATTCGTTTTCACCTCATCAATAATTACAGGTTTGGGTTTCCTCAATAATTTTTTAACAGATTTTTCCTCCAATAGTTTCATTAATCTACAAATTTCTAGATCTTTTTCTGAATTCTTATCGACCTCTTTCTGTAGTTGTTTATTCTTATCTGATAATAAAAGTTGTTTTTGCTTATTAGATCTCACACTTGAATTATAAATAGGAACTAGCTTATCAATTTTACTTTTTAATTTTTCGACTTTTTCATCTTGATCGACAATTTTACTTTTTAATTCTTCGACTTTTTCTTCTGCTTCATATTGAGATAATTGTATTTGTTTGATAAATGTATTATTTTCAGACATTATTCTATCATCCTGCTTTTTTTGGTCTGTTAGTTCATCGATTTTTTTCTTCATTTTTTTCATATATTCATTTTTTTCTTCAAGTTCTTTCGCCATTTTTTTACTATCAAATTTATTCAAAGAATCATCGACTCGTTTCTTGATACGCTGCTCAACTATCGGAATAGATTCTTTCACCTTAACCAACCTATCTATATTTCTTTTTCTACTGCGACAAACATACGTCATAACAGCCTCATACACCTCTACAAAATATTCTCTGACAACTCTCGCCTTGGGTTTTGTAGAAGCCATACATAACTGATAAAATCCCACTCTGTTTATGAAATAAAACTTAGCATCAGATCGTGCTTTATATTCATTCCAAAATAATTGTACGGTTGACCGTACAGATAAGTTATCGTTATTTAAATGTACGGTTGACCGTACAGATAAATCTTGTTTTATTTCTTTAAGAGTTTTAACAACATAATTACAGTTATTTATTTTAATAAATGATTTGTTAAAATCTCTTCTTAAATTTTCTGTAGAATATCCCAAATATTCAGCAACATCTGTATGACAATATTTATACTTTTCATAAGGGGATTTTCCACAACCGTTGATAAACATTGAGATAAAGTCCCGATCAACACTATTTTTACGGATAATTTCACAGAGTCTATCTTCGGTAATATCGGGGTTATAGTCGATAGTTAATTCTTTCAGAAGAGAGATAACATCCTCAGCAACTTTATCAAGAATTATCCCAAGTTCTTGATCGGTAACCTGTCTGGTGATGGGAATATTCACCATCCTGTTACCAAAATATTCGATTACTGACTGACGAGTATTTTCATCGAGTTTATTATATCCGGAATGACCGCCTTCATTATATTCAATGGCAATAGGGGGGATATTCATACACATATTGTCCCGTATTTCGATAATATGGTCAATTCTGTAGTTTAAAATATTTACTTGGAAGTTAAATGCACAGTGTTTGTAAAGGCGAAGACAGAGTTGGTAACCAGATTCAAATTCTATTTTTTCTTGGGTTCTTGACGAATAGTCTGCTCGTGCTGTGGGAATAATATTCTTTTTGTGATATAGGTATTGATATCCGGGCGTTTAGAGACTAAGATTCTACCAAGCAATTCTTTAGTGATAATTGTGTAATCACCAGCTTCTTCATCCCCAAGGGACATAACTGCCAGAATATCATGTATTGATCCATCATAAGGGAAAAATTTTTTAAAAAATTTTTCGAACATACCGTAGCCTTGGGTTTCCGAGTCCAATTTAAATTCATGTGGTGTAAAATGGAATAGATTATATCCAAACAATTCTGAGTGAATTAGTAGGTTTGACAATAGTACTTCGTTAATCTTTTCGCCATCTACCTGTTTGGAATCACATATTCTTTCAGAAATATGAGAAGATTCCATAGCGGTAAAGTGGGTATACTCTTGATTGTTGTTTTGTAGTAACATTATCTGGAAATTGGTATGTAATTAAAAATGAAAACTCAATTTAAAAATTATTTATAATTTTTAAACATAACAGAGATAATAATGTATCGTCTGCACTAACTTCTATCTAAAAACAAAAATCTTACAAGTAAATGATTTCAATTTACTCCAATTTGAAAGATGCTTTGAAAGACTTAAATAAAAGATGTAAATATCCAACAAATGTAGTTTTTGACATAGACGGTACTTTACTAATTGGAAAAAATCCAGTTCATATCTTATGTAAATACTATCAGAATCTTTGTAATAATTCAGACTGTCTAGTTACAGTATTGACAGCGCGTCCTGAAAATATGCGTTCAAATACAATAATTCAACTAAAAAAGAATAATTTGCAGCTATTTGACAATATTATCATGAAAGACGAAAGCATACCTGAAACAGAAAATAGTTTTAAAATACGTCTTGTCAAACAAATCAACCCTCAAATTTCGATAGGTAATCGATGGCATGATTTAAACTTAGACGACGATGTAGATAAAGATAATATACCAGATGATAAATACGTTGTTGGAAATTTTTGGCTTAAAGTTCCTAAATAAATTATAATTAAAATAAATTATAATTAAAATAAATTACAAATTGTATCATTGTTTTTCTTATTAGATCTCACAATCGAATTATAAATATGAACTAGTTTAGAAATTTTACTTTTTAATTTTTCGACTTTTTCATCTCGATAAAGATATTAAACTATATAATATACCCGATGGCTTTTAATTTGTGCTTGATAAATCCTTCTATATCCCCAACTTTAACAGTGTACGGTACTTCTATTAGTGAGATACCGTTTTCTTTACATTTTGTTTGTTTCATATAGTCTCTGTATTGTTGGTTTCTAAAAGCTTCTTTATTTTTATGAAAATATGATGTGAATTTGTAGTGTTGCTGACCGTGGTATTCACATCCAAGTTTCATTTCTCTACAAAAACAGTCGATTTCTAGGTTGAAATTTCCACCGGTCACTGGATTTCTAAGAAAATCTGGTCTGTCTTTACGAAAGGGTTTTTTGAATATTTTTTGTAGTACTCTTCGACATTCTGTCTCGCCTATGCTATCTTTTGGTTTATTTTTTTGATAATCATTATCAACATCTGTAACACCTGCGATAGATTTATATTTATTGCTGCTTCTGGGGTGGTTTTTATTCGGATTATAAAAAAATGATTTAGACCAAGTACCTTTATATTTATATCTTACTAAAGACAGGATAAGTATGAATATTATACATACTCCTAGTATTATTTCGAAGCCATAACTGTTCCAAATATTTTTTAATTTATCAATCATTTATTTTATTATTATGTTAGTTTATTATTTAACTTTTTTATCTAACAAAATAACTATAATACAAAAGTATATAAATAAATACTCAATTCGTTATTGCTATGATGTCATAAAAATTTATTCAATATGTTATAGCAATTTTTTTATTATCTATTTTTTTATAACCAAAATTATTGTCCCATTCTTCTAATCTTTGATATTTTGATGTATGAAATAATATAAGTATTTTTTTCAAATATATATCATTTTCGCACCCAATACTATCAGAATTTTTTAAAAAAGATTGTATATCCGAATATTTATTCTTTGTTGGAAATTGATATAAATATTTATTTGGAATACCTATCCTCAATTCTTCATATAAAAATAGAGACATATTATATTGTTTATTTGTAAGAGACCATTCCATTAGTATTTTCAACACAGACATTTTTATTAAACATTATTTGTTCTTTTAATTATTAAAGTTTATCCTAAAATAATTATACAATAGAATTTGTAGGAATCAAACTCCTACATATCGGACACTCAGCCTTATACATTCCCCATTCAGATATACACTCAGTATGGAATAAGTGACCGCATAATAACTCAGAAACATTATCGTTACTCTCATAATCAGATACGCATATAGAACAATGAGAATCGCCACAACCATTAAATTTTCTACTATTTAATATCAATTTTACATCAGGCTTTCTCTCGCTTGTTTTATAATAATTTAAACTTTCTGCCATAGTACTTTCTAATATCGTGTTATACATAATATCGTAATAATTATGATTTTCGTGCGGTTGCTGATGCTCTTTTTCATCTTCTTCTTTTTGATCTTCTTCGGCATCTGAATCGATACCATCTAGAACATATAAATGATTCATAATCTCGAACACATTTCTTAGATCAGAATCAACACCTTGTTCTAAATCTCTGTATAAATTTTGAACAGATATATCAGGACTATATCTCACACTAATACCATTTGGACGAAATAAGAATTCTGTATTCTGACGATGTATTGTAACTCTCCAATCTTCAGACATTTATTTATTATATTTAGTTATTATTTTTTAGATTTTAAATAATTTAAATTATATATTTATATAATTTAAATCCCTACAAATATGATTGAAATATTTCTTTATAAAATAAATTATATATAAGGAGTGTATGTCCAACCAAGAATACCAAAACAATGAGAACTTATCTTATCATGAAAAGACTTTCGGTCGATTGTTTTTAGTACCGTAAAATCACTTTTGTCACATCGATGTTTATGCTTTCTTAACAGATGATACAGAACATGCTGTGTATTAATGAAATTTTTACGTTCGATTTTATTTTTGTATGTAAGATCATAAGTATCAGTAAGAGCATCAAAATCATTTAATAACGCCGCTTCTAAATGTGATATGTCATCAGGCTTATTTCCAGTAAGATTGTAAAATATTAGATTTACATTTTCATAATGCTTAGTATATTCAAGTTCTTTTAGAAACAACTGTATATGATCCTTATTTATCTTAGAAAAACGTATCTCTTTTTTAGTACTAGAATTACCAATCAAAAGATGATGCTTGTCAAACTGATCTTCGAGTTCATCATATATTTTCTGATCTATAGTACTATTCTGTTTACCCTGATATTGATTTATACAGTCTCTAAAATGAACTTTTCTGTCGTACTTATATTTTACAGATATATTAACCCGATCAATATCCTTATACGATGATGTATGGAAAAAAACTTCCTGCTGCACACCACAATCTAGACACACATATATATTATTATCAATTATATCAAAATTTTTTTTATTTAGACATTCTATATTATGACATGTCACATTTGTCATCTTCTCATCAATTTTTGTATATATATCAGTATACTTCTTTGCAACATCAAGATACTCCTTTATTATAACTTGCTTAGCTTTATCATTCTTAATAATTTTACCCACAAAACTCACACGTATAGGCGTCTTAAGTATTATATTATAGTCACGAATTAATTTAGCAGTCTCTATTATATAAAAGTTTTTATTAACTTGTGTTTGTATATCACATATATTTTTTTCCAAGTTTTCAACAGTTTTTATTAAATTATTTTTTACATTAATAGATATATTGATAATAGTCAGAGCATTCTGCAAATCTTTTAGTTTAACTTTGTATTCAGGAACGCGTAATAACTCTTCTTCAAATTCTAATAATATTTTAGAATCTATTGCTAAAATGTCTATTTCTCGAGACATACTTTCTTAAATTATACGTTCTTTTAAGTATCGCTACATAAAAAAAACTGACAACACTATGTAAAAATAATTATTTATAAAATAAAACTTACATAATATAAATGTCAGATAAAAATCTTAGAAAAAGATTAGTAACATTAGCAAAAATACATAGGATACCAGGATATCCATATAAAAATATAGATAATGAAACACTCGAATATAAACTATATTATGGATCGGAAGGTGCAAAAGCAGACAACTATACACTCAAACATAGAAATATCGCATCTGAACCTTTTAGAAAACAAAAAAAACATCCGTCATACCCACTTCGTGCCAAATCATACTCGCGTAAAAGAAAATCGCCTTCACGTCGCACAAGAAAATCACCGTCCAGTCGTAAAAAATCACCGTCCAGTCGTAAAAAATCACCGTCCAGTCGTAAAAAATCACCTTCAATTCGCAAAAAATCAATGCCTCGTCGTAAAAAATCGCCAAGCAAATCACGCCGAAGTCGTACAAAATCGCCAAGCAAATCACGCCGAAGTCGTACAAAATCGCCAAGCAAATTATCACCAAGTCTTATGCAAAAATTATTATTTATGCCAATGGAAGAAAAAGAATTAGATAGACAACCTACTTCTTATAATTCACCTTTTTATAGAATGCCTACAGAATTTGATATAAAAAAACTACAGGACAATCACGACAAAAAAATGCGAGATATGTATTCATCTGAGGAATTAGATAATTTAGAACAGGAAGGTATTATGCCTGGTTTTCTCGCACCTACTTTGCTACCCAGATACGAACCGAGTTATAGTAATAATAACCAAGACGATTTTAATCGGTATAATCAAGCTCAAAACCAGAGAATTTTATCCAGAGTTTCAAAATTGTGATAATACATTCTAATTTTTGTATAAAAAGTATAACGATAATAAATCTAACACTTAATAGTTTTTAATAATTATATTTATTAAAATTACTTTATGATAAATATATAATGTTATTCAAAATATTACTTATATTTTTATTAATAATATATTTAATAATTGTAGTTATATTAATATGGCCTTTAGATACATCTATTAATATTGAAAAAATGAAAAATACTGATATTACTAAAAAAAAAGTTGTTTTATGTTTTATGGTTAGAAATGGAGACAAATATATTAGAAAAAATTTAGAAAAAATCAATAATTTTCTTAAAATAAATTTCGATGTCAACCATATCCTTTATATAGAAAATGATAGTTCAGACAAAACTAGAAGTATTCTAAAGAATCTCGAGCAAAAAATGCCATTAACCGGAAAAATGTTAGATTTAAATAACGAAATGAGCACCCAAATGTGTAAAAACTCAAACGAATATAATTGTAATACAAGAACACAATTTTTAGGTAAACTACGCCAAAAACTTGTTGATATTGTTAAAACTGATTTTTATAACTATGACTACATGATGATGTGTGATTTAGATTTTGTACACTTTGATTTTAATGAATTAAAAAATATGATACAAATTTCAGAATATAATAATTATGATGCTATATTTGGAATGAGTCTTAAATACGATAAAAACAATAATCATTATAAAACATACGACACTGGAGCTATCACACCATCATCCCACAGAAGAATATATACTCATTCTTTTAAAAAAAGACAAACAGTGACAAATGTGTCTTCGGCATTTAGCGGATTTGGTATATATTCCATTAAACAAATAATTAAAAAAAATGCAAATTATGATATAAAATCCAAACAAATAGAACATGTTAATTTTAATAAAAATCTAAACACATATGTATACAATAATTTTACACCTATTTTTGGATAAAAATTTTATTAGTTATTCAAGTGACAATCTCCTAATGTACATCAGCACGTACTCTTTCACCCAAAATATACATATATCCATATACCTAAATCAGTAAGTACCAATCGTAACAAAATAAATTTAAATTACTTTTTATAATATCTATTTATTAGAACTCAGAATGTCATTTATTGTCAACTCTGAAGGGTATATCAACCTTAATAAAATTTGCACCTCCGGTGGGAAAGAATTTTATCAATGGAAAAGTCTAACTCGTACAACAAGTTTTTTAAAAGCTCTATCGGCAGAATTGAAAATAGAACAAAAAGAATTAATTAAGTATGTCCAAGGCGGACTTGGAGAAAGACATTATTGGGGACATCCTTTAGTTGCTACATATATTGCACAATGGATATCCTCTACCTTCTCTGTAAAAGTTTCATTATGGGTTGAAGATTGGAAAGAAAATAAAGAGTTGCCTAAAGAAAAATATATTAAGGCTATAACTAATATTATCCCCGATAAAACGAATGATATCGAAAAACAAATACAATTAAAATTACAAAAACAGTTAAACGGTGAAATAGAAGTAGAAACAAAGTTTGGATATATTGATTTGCTTACAGACACACAACTTATAGAAATTAAAAATGGTGTGAACTGGAAACACGGTATAGGTCAACTGATCGTATAGTCAGACTTATACCCCAATCATAATAAAAGACTACACTTATTTAACATAGAAAATAATTCAGATATAAATTATATCTGTAAAAAGAATAATATACTTGTTACATACGAAGAATAATTAAATATATACCTATATTAAGTAGTCTAATATACACCAATATAATATTAAAATATTATTTCAAAACCCTCTCACTTATCTAACTCATTTAATTTATAGTCCTTTCATATAATATAAAAACTTCGAATTCTATATTTAGACTCTTGCATCGCCCTGTATTACTTGCGTAGCCCTGTATCTTCTTGCATAGCCCCGTAAAAACTTTTGTGCTTGGGATGCCTTACATATGTCTGTCATCATTTCCACTTGGTTCATACTTGATTAGAGTGGACGACCATTGATGGACTCCTTCTTGCATAGCCCGTAAAAAACTTTGGCTTTTATCTAAGCGTTTCCATTTTCTAAATTCCTTCCCTCCAGCCTTACATAATTGATTTAGATTAACGTATCCGTCTTTCTTACGAACATATATCAAGTACATTTCAATATAATATTCTTCATATTATATTTATTTTTCACTTAACCATCTCCTTAAATTGTTCAAAGGTTAATTTCCCATTTTCAAACATCTCCCGATACATCTTATTATTTGCCATTTCCTTTTCTTTTTCCTTTTCTTTTTCAATACGATACTTTTCCAACTCCATATTTACTTCATATTTTATTATATTATTTCGAATACTATGCTTCTTCATTTCGTCATATATTATTTCCAAATCAGTATCTTTACCTTTAAACACCTCCAATTTATTGAGATACTTCACATTCAATCCCAAATCAGTAACCAATCT